TTGTTGACGATCATGTCGAGACCGCCGAGCGGGTCGGTGCGAAGCTTCTCTTCCATGCCGACGTAGTTCGACAGCGCCTTACCCAGCGTCGTGCCCTGCTTGGTGGCGAGTTCGTGATAGGGCCGGATGGTATTCATGGCCTCGTGGTCCGCGCGGTAGCGTTTAATGCCGCCCTCGGTCTCCTGGATTATGCGGTGGACATCGCCGCGCACACTCTCCGGGGCCGCGGACCATTCGGCCTTGGCCTTGTCCGAGAGGCGCGGCGGCGGATCGCGGTAGGGGGCGGTTTCGGGGAGGGGCGCCGATTGGGGCTGCGATTTTTGCGATTCCTGCGACTGTTGGCCCGGTTGCGGTTGAGGCGATGTGAAACGTCCCCGATCCCGCGGCTGGGGTTCTTTCTCGGTCTCCTCCGGCGGCTGGTTATGGCCGATCTTGGCTTCGGCCGGTTTGGCCTTGACGGCTTGGGCCTGGTCCTTGGCCGCCTTGTCGAACGCCGCTTTGATCGCCTCACGCCGGCTGATGTGGGACGACTTGGGCTCGACCTGGCCGTCGGGCTTGTCGGGGGCCTGCGATCCGACCGGGGTTGGGGCATTGGTCGGATTCGGATTGATGACGGCCTCATGAGTGGGCGCCGGGGCGGGCGCGGCTACGGGAGCCGCAGGGGCCGGGGCGGTTGCGACGTCGGACATGGCTAGGATCCTTTGAATCTCTCGAGGGCGATCTTCAATGCGCTGCGCCGCGCGTCCTTGACGGCGCGGTCGTTGGTGGTGCGTTGCTTGGGTTTGGGTTTCTCGTTGCCGACCTCGATCAGGCCGAGCGCACGCCCCACCGCGCGGAACTTGGCCTTGGAGGTGTAGAACCGGCCATCGACCTGCTCGGTAGGTTCCATGGTGTCGGAGATGATGTTGGGACCACGCGGACGCGCCTCTTCACCCGGCGGTCGCGTGGACCAACGGTTGGGGCCGATTTGATAGAGCATGTCCTAAATCAATTTCTCGCGCGTATATGCGGAATAGAATTTGCGCTGCATCAATGGCGGTTCGGGATCCGATATACGTCCGTAATCAGTGCGCTTGAGATCACTTCGCCATAATTTTAAAAGACGACTCTCCTCCGGCGGTGCTAACCCGGTCTTGATCCTAAGAAGATTACGTTTTTCCTTCATTTTCGCACCAACAATGGCGCCGTGACATAAACCACCGGCATCCCGTAGCCCGATGTTACTTTAGTGACCGCTAAGCCATACCCATTCGCCGCTTCGCTCACCGGCATGCCGATCTTGGTCGTGGCGCTCACATCGACCACCGCAAGTCCGCCGCTCGCCACGGTCACAACCGGCCATCCCATGGCTTATCTCCTCGCGGGGTAAGTCTTCTTGATGAACATCAGCAATTCGCTCCGCGCCTCGTTACGGGCGGTTGATGCGAGCACGGCGCGTTTGAACAGGTCTTCGCTTTGCGGTGAATTGACCGAGCGGTCTTTTAGCTGATCGTAATCGTAGTCGAGCTCAAGGAACGCCATGGTCATCTCGACAAGCGTCTTCGCGCTTTCGATGTCACGGTGATCCTTGAGCCGAAGTCCGACCATGGTCAGCGGTGCTTGTTGGGGGTGTGGGGTTCGGGCGTCTTCTCGCCCTTATGCTGCTCCGGCACTTCCACCACGGGCGGCACCGGCGGCGGCGCGACCTGGCTGCCGGGCGGTTCGTTGATGCTCTTGAGATCGCCGGCTCGTGACGGGTCGCCCTTGGCCGGTTGCGGCTTCGGATCGTCCTTCGGATCGTGCTTGGGGTCGGTCATGGGATAGCACTCCTTATATTAGGTGAAGGTCCAGGTTTGGGCAGCCGTTGTGACGGCGCCCCCGGTAATGACGGTCACCGGCCAGGTCCCCGCGGTGGGACGCTTGGGCGCTGCGGCGACGGTCAGGGAAGTTGATGACGCGACGACAGTCACCTGAGCCACGCCATTCACGTAGACCACACTCTGGGGTGTGAACCCCGTCCCGGTCGCGGTGAGCGCAATCGTGCCGGCCCCTGACGCAGTCGAGGCCGGAGCGATGGAGACCAGGGTCGGATTGACGGCGGGCGACAACGATGAGGCGTGCTGGCTGTTCGGGCTATTGGTGTAATTGCCCATCACGCTCAGCATCTGCAATTGCCCGTTTGCGCTCGGATTGGTCGACGTGGCCGCCACGATGACCACCGTGCCGCTGGCCTCCGCCACCGGCCCGCTGACCGGCGCCGCGATCGCCGTGATCGCACCCGCGGTGCCGTCGTCGACAGGCGTCAAGCCGGGGGTGGAGGGCGGCGAGCCATAACTCACAAAGCTGAAATTGGTCGGGGGGGTTACATTTGCAACTGTGACGGTCGTGGTTGACTGCGCCATGGGTTATCTCCTGATTTAAAACGGGTTGTTTATTTTCTGCTGCGCCTGCCGCTCCGTCTGCGCCATCTTGGCCACGTGGGCTTGGGCGGCCAGCATCGCCTTCTGACGGTTTAACTCCATCTCTTGGGCGCTCTGCACCATGTCCATCTGGTGCTGCTCGCGATCGTGGATCATCTGCTGATTGAGACGCTGTTGCTTCTCCGCGGCGTCGGCCTGCTTGCCTTGTTGCTGGACCGTGGCGATCTCCTGATCGGACTGGATCTGGGCCTGGGTGGTCTGTTGCTTGGTGGCGAGTTCGGCCTGCTTCAGTTGCGCGTCCTGTGCGTCTTTCTGCTTCTGGTATTCCACTTTCATCTGAGCAACCTGCACGGCCGGGTTCTGCGGCGGCGGCGCCTGACCTTGGGTCTTCATCTGCTCGCTCAGATCATCGATGGCGCCGTCAAGCGAGCGGCCGGCGCGGAACGGCGCGGTGGCGAACTTGAGCAACTCACCGCAAAACTCTGCGGCTTGGGGTTTGGCGGCGAGCATCTGCGCAAGCTGCGGCAGCAACTGGCCGAGCACGCCGACGAATTCGGTGCGCCGCTGCTTCTCAGCGTTCTCGTCGGCCTGGATGGTGCTGTCGGTTTCGATATCGAGCACGAACGACTTGGAGCGGTTGTCTTTGAGGAACGTCAGCACCTGGTCGATGGTCGGCTTGGCCATGAGTTGTTGGATCTGCTGCTGGCCTTGGGCCATGAGTTGCTGACCCTGCTGCATGACCTGTTGCGCAGCTTGAGGATTTTGCTGGACCATCTGTTGCGCTTGCGGATTGGACTGCAGCATCTGTTGCGCTTGGCTCATCTGCGCCTGGATCTGCTGCGTTTGAGTCTGCAACTGGTACACCTGCTGCTCGACCATGTACCTGGTAGGCAACTGCGTCTGGCTCATCTGGATAATCGTGACGGGGTCGAACTTCTCGGTGATGATTTCCGAGGTAATCTCCACCAGATCGCGCGCGAGACGCACGAGTTCTTGCTGCTTGTCACGGATCCGCACCGAGCCGTATTGGGTCTTTAACTGCTGCGCCCCAAGGGTTTCATTGGGATCGCTCGCGCCGCGCATGATGTCGGACAGGCCCATGATCTGGTAAACGTCGTCGATCACCTGCTTGCGCAGGGCGACGATGGCGGTGATGGTCTGGGCGATCATATCGATCGGCAGCCACAGGATGACCTCTTTCGATCCCCCGAACGCGGCCCAATTGGAGATCGGCACTAAGATCCGGCTCGAGGATTTCATCTTGACCGCAGTTTCGACCGCGTCGGCGATTTCCGATCCGCCGGCGGGATAGAAGCCTTTGGCCTCGAGCGCGTCGGACAAGGCGTGGATGCGGGCGGTCAACAGGTTGATCTCGTCCAATTGATCCTTGTACTGCATCACATCCGGGACCGGGACGAGCGAGCGGCGTTGGGTCGTGCCGTAGGCGGGCTTGGGGCAGGGGAAGAAGTTCAACAGATCGAGGTGCGGATCGTCCTCGTCCAATATGTCCTCGCACCCTTGCGCGACCCACACCACGCGTTTGTCGGTCTTGGACCAGATCTCCCAGAACTTGGCCCGCTCGCGGTTATCGGCGCCCCCGACCTGTTTGCTGTCCTTGTCGACGCGGTACTCGGCCCGCTGGTAGGCATCGCCCGAGGTTTTCTTGAAGCGCTCACGCGCCTCGGCGCGGGTGAGGTATGAGGCGGCCGCGACCCAGGTTACTTCGGGCCAGGAGCGGGAGATGGAATGCAGGAAATCGCGCCGGTCCTTGAAGTCGATGCAGACGCGTTCGCTGTTGTAATAGTCCTTGCCTTTGCCGCTTTCATAGCGGCACCACGCCACACCGCGGCCGATCAGCGCGACGTCATCGCGTACCAGCATCATCAGGTCATTGATACGGGTGAGATCGAAGGCCACCGTGCAGCAGCGTTCCATGACCTCGGAGGCGGCCTGGTAGACGGGCCTGCGATCCTTGAACTTGGGCACGACCACGGGCACCGGCGGCTTGGCATAGATCGAGGGTTTGATAACCTCGCAATTAGCCCAAAACATTTGAAATTGGCGGTCGGGGCGGTTGGTGAGGCGTTCGAGGGATGCGAACTGCTTATCGATATTGTCGCAGTGCTCGTTCCAGCGCTCGAATGCCTTCTCGCTTTCCTCCAGGAGGTTGAGCCACGCCTTGGCCTTCTTCGGCTCGACGGCGGGATCGAATTCATAATCGTCGGTGCGGATGTCGTCGTCGTCGACGACGTCGTCGTAGTCCGCGGTGTCGCTCATAGATCCACCCTAAAGTCAAAGCGGGCGCCGCCCGGCAAGAGACTGGGGGCAGGCACTGCCGAGCGGCTGACCGTCGCCGGCGGGGGAGCCGTAACGGTCATAACTGGATGCCTCGCCGATGATATTCAGGCGGTGGCGGGATGAAGAAGCCCTGGCGTTTGGGTTCAGGCCGGACGCGCCGCGGCACATGCTGCCAGGCCAGCGCGAGGTAGCGGAACGAGTCGGCCGGATGCGAGGTCCAGTCGTGCACATCGGTCGGCAGGAAGGCTTTTTTCTCATCATCCCACTTGCGACAGTATTGCTCGAGCGCGGCGACCAGCGTGGTTTCGGTGCGCGGATGAAAGACACAGAACGGCAGGGTGCGGCGCGCGGCGTTGATGCCGTCGAGGAACTTGGCTTGCGGCAGCAGAATAGGTTTCATGCCGAGCTCGCGCATGGCGTCGATGCGCGTCTTGCCGACGATCCACTCCATGACCCTGATATCGTGCGGCACGTAGTCGTGGCCGTGTTTCCAGCCATGTTCGGCCTCACGTTCGCGGATCACGTCGACGTAGTGGTCGAGACCGACTTGGGAGTTGGCGTAGTGGTCGAGGATGTTGATCTGGCCGGACGGCGCGACCTGGAACCAGATGATCGAGGTATCATCCTTGGTCCCGATGTCCCACGCCCGGTGGACATATTCGTTCGGGAGCGCGTCGATTTCAAAGATGCGGCCTTCCTCGCGCACTTCCTGCATCTCGAGGGCATAATAGGCGCCGAGGATCGCGGCATTCCAATTGCACAGATATTCTTGTTCGTATTGGGCGCGGCCGACGTCGGCACCGTGCAGCGCAATGTACTCGGCCCGGACCTCCTCGAGTTGCGCTTGCGTCAATGCGCCGGTCGTCTTGGCCGTCAGCAGTTCGCAATACCATGAATTTGATGTGCGCGCGTGATCGAACAAGGTCTTGGCATGGTTTCTGCCGCGCGGCGTGGTGATGAATACGGCCCAGCCGTCGTTTTCCTCGATCATGGGCTTGATGTAGCCCCATGCCGCGGGATTGGAGAGGGCGTATTCGCTGAATGTCACGCCGACCGCGGAGGAACCGACGATGGCATTGAATCGGTCCGAGGCGATCAATTGGAAGGTTGAACCGTTGACCAGCCGGATCAGCATCTGCTGGTCATTGGTTGACTCACGGATCTCTGCCGGAAACGCTTCATCGATGCGTCTCTTGCCGGTGTGGGCGTTGATGGAATTCCATATCGCACGCCGTGCGTGCTCGAACTCTGGGAGCATGTGCCAGTAATTGCCGACGCGCTCGATCATCGAGACCGCGGCGTGATGCATGCAGATCTCGTCTTTGCCGGCGCGCCGGTGCCACACCGCCATGGCGCGTTTGCCGCCGCGCTGCAGAAAATCCCACAGCGGCATCTGGTGGGGTCGCGGCGACCACCCCAGCTGCGGCACATGGATGTCGCGCATTTACGTGCCTTCGTCGTCCTTGGTGTGGATGATCGCGGGCGGCGGCGCTTCTAAGATCTTGCGCACGGTGATGCGGATTTCGTTGGATCCCTCATCGCCGCCGACGAGGGGTTGCGCCACTTTGCCCCAGCCGCGGTCGAAGAGTTCGCGGATGGCCGCGACGCGCGCCGCGGATTTACATTTTTTGGATTTGGCTATTTCGGTGAGGATGCGAATGCCCATGGCGGTTTTCCCCCGGGCCATGGTGCGTATTTCTAAAGGTGTTCTGGGCACTTGCGAACTTTCGGGCCCCACGCGGGTTCCGACCCCTGAAACGCGAAAAGCCCCACCAGGGGTAGGGCTTAGACGGATTTAGACCGCTATATTTCGGAAGAGATACCTATTTACGGGGGTTGTCAAGGGCTTATCGGCTAGAAATTCGGCCTCTAAAATTCACGCGAATTTCGTTGACATGGTTTGGCCCCCTAAATGTCCGGACAATATTAGGCGTAGTCGCGGAATTTGTTAATCCAGGCCATGAACTGGAGCATGACGGCGTCATTGTGGCCGATCCGTTGCCGGAGGGCGGCGAGTTCCTTGGCGAGGCTGTCCGCGACATTCTCGTTGATGTGGGTCTTGCCGTAATAATCGACCTTGTGCTCGACCTGCTTCAGGTAATCTTCCAGCCATTCGGCGTTGGCTTTGATGGCTTTGATGGCTCTTTCCTGTTTCGTGAGTCTGACGGGCTTTTTCTTCTTGGTCTTCTTGGTGGCTTTCTTGGCGGCTTTCTTGCGCGTCATATCCGCGGCCTTTTCTTGGTGAGGATCATGAGCTGCAGCAATAGGACAATAGCGGTGTGAACCTCGACTTCACCTGAGATCATGCGGCGCATGGTGCGGGGGGAGAGGCCGAGGAAGGTGGCGCCGCCGAGTTGGGAGAGGCCGAGTTTCTTGAGGGCGGCCTTGAATTGGGCTGGGGTCATGGTGCGTTGGGATTGCCAGGTCATTTCGGCAGGACCCATGTTTTAGAGATGCGGTGCGCGGACCATTGGGCATAGCGGCGTGCGAGGTGCGCGCTCCAGTTCAAGAATTTTGTAAGCCCGACTGCCAGCATGAGCAGCGGATAACGCGACAGGCGCCAGATCCATCTGAGCAGATAGAAATAGAATGCGCAGGCGGCCGTGGCGCCGAGGATGGCTTCCCATTCGGGGGTTGGGGGGAAGTTCATGGTTTGTAGTGATTCAGGAGCCAGAACAGGATCGCCGTATATCCGGCCCCCATGAAAAACATGAGACCTGCGAGGCGATAGAAGAGTCCGTCGATTTTGGTCTCAAGGCTTTCGATTTTGGCCGCGTGTCCGTCGCCTTTATTCGCCACGCCGTCGATTTTATTTATGAGTTTGCTTTCGAAGAGGTCGAGGCGCATATCGAGATAGTCGCGTGTGACGTACCCACCACCCCCGAGCCTTTCGGGCGCGTGGGCGATCAAGTCGGCCAAGTCTTTATCCATCCCCAGCCGCTTCAGTTCCTCGCGATATTCGATCGTGTCCATTATTGATCACGCAATTCGAGCCGCGCCTCGATGCGGGCCACGCGTTCTTCGAGGCTTTTGTGTCCGAGGGTAAAACGGAACATATCTGTGTGGATCAACGAAATGTGTTCGTTGATCGAAGAGATTGCGCCTTTTATCGCACGGATATCATCGCGCATCACGGCCATATCGCCCTGCATCTTTTTCAACATATCGAACATCAGCGTAAAGTCTGCGTCGGTCATATCTTTATCCTAGGTTGTACCTCCCCTTCATAGGCCATTTTGGCCACCCTGTCAACAATACTGAACATCAAATTA